GCTGATCCTCATGCGTTTAGCAGTTTCAAACCTTGCGAAGATTGGCGCATGGACCGCTGGGCCAAGTGTTGGTGACAAATGCCTGCTGGTGACCTTGCCGGTGACAGTGTTATGCACCAGTCACCGGCTTGCCGCGGAACCAACTGGCTTCGGCTTCGCGACGAGTTACTAGACCGCGTAATATCTTGCCTTTTGCATATACGTACTGCAACAAAAGGTTGGGCACTTCACTATAGTTACCTTTGTTTAGTTGTTCCAAAATATCACTTTTTTGCAGCCTACCACCACCAAGATTGAAGGTAAAGCTTGTAAGAGCATCAAATTGGCTTTGTGTTATAGGCACTTTAACAAACTTTCTAACGTAAAGTTCTGCTTTGGTGTCTAAATCTTGACGTAGCAGTGTGTCGACTTCAGTTTGGGTCAAAGGTCGGCTCAAAGGGACATTAACTCCCCCAATAAGCACGCTGTTGCTAGCTTGCTCTTGTGCAGTTACTAAATGTCCGTATCCCACAGTGGGTAAGCCCACAGGATCTTTGTAAACACTGTATTTCAAACCTTCGTGTCTTTTTATAAACTCGATGAGACTGCTAGAACTACGATAACTTGCGGCTGCACCTAAATCCCCGCTGCCGCCTTCATATTTGTATATGGGGTTGCCTTTTTCGTCATATCCTTGACCACTATAGCGCCCAGCTGGCTGCCCTTCTCTAGGGCTGCCAATAATATCTAGAGGTTTTTCTTGGCCGGGAATGATTTGTCCAGCACGCAAACCACCGTTGCTTCCTACTTCAATACTGCCATTTAGGCCAAAAACTCGGGCGCTGTGTCCTGTGTAGGGTTCATGGTAAGGCAAACGTGGCATGATGGTGTTGATCAAAATATATCTAAACTGCCCGTCAGTTATGATTTGCATGTCTTTTTGATTTAAATCAATAGGTGTGCTAGCAACTGCGGCTGTTCCGCCGACACCAGGAGCAGGACCATTTATGTCTACTCGGGGAGCTTGCAAGGTGTAACCTCCAGAACTTAATATACCAAAATCACCACTGGCAAAATCTCTAATGTAGCCGTTGCTGCGTCTACTGAAATTACCAAAACTAGTTTGCAGCATATCAGTTCCAGCACTGGTGTGAATTTGTTTCAAACTGCTTACATACATGTTTTGCTGTGCATAAACATGAAACTCTTTTACAGCTTCCATTTTTATTACACCTCCTCCTGAAGGAGTGGCACTTGTGGGAGTAGGGGTTAACTCAATGCTTTTATTAACACCACTAACAGCATAACTGATTAGATTTTTTGCAATATCTTCATCCCTACGAAACTCCACAACTAACCCATCAGTAAACACTACTGATGTGTTGCTTATTTGACCAGTGGTGGAACTTTGCCAATTGCCGTAGTAAGTGTATTGTTCTTGTCCAATTATCAAGTTTCCTGCATTGGTTGGATCCAGAAATATAGCAATATCAGGAATAGGTCCAGCTTGCTCGTCACGAGCTTTCATGTAAATGCTGCGACCAGCTTCAATATTCACATCTAAATCTGCACGTAAGTTTAGACTACCTTGACTTCTAATACTGATATCAGCTTGTGCATAGATGTCAATCTCACCACCTGCACTGAGCTCCACCCAGTTTTTGCCATCAACACTGTTCATGTAAACACAACCGGTGCTGTCGTTTACTAAAACTTGTGCGCCTTGCTGTGTTCGCAGTCTAATAAAACTATTGCTGGGATCGTCATCAAACACAACTTGGCTACCGCCAGGTGTTAAAAACCCATATGCATTATTAATAGGATCCGGTCGTCTGGCGCTGGCACTTGTAATACCACGTACTGGATCATTTAACAAACCTTGTCTTAAAAGTCCATCGCGGAGTGGTTCAAACTCAGGCCTTTGAGAAGTTTCACTGGGATCACCATTATATTGATTGCGCTTGTTGTATTCCACAACAGGGGCGCCAGCTGTGCCTCCGTTGCCAGCAATACCTGGAACCATGTTGTTCATGTTTTGCTGATATAAACAGCCCAGCCAAATGCCTTTGCTGCTGTCGCCGTTTATGAACGCAACTATTACTTCGTTGTCTTTGTCAGGTGGCACAAACCACATGCCATAACTGCGTTGACTGGCGGTGTAACTTTGATCATTTGGCTTGTTGTTGTAGACGCTAGTAGCCCCGGCAAACGGGCTGCAATAGCTGACAATAAACCACGAGCTGGGATCTGTGCCATCTCCTCCAGATATTTCTGGAATCCAAACTCTAAGGCGACCCATGCGGCTGTCATCATCAGTTTCTCTCACAAACCCCACGTACATTTTTGTAAGTAAGGGAGATCGGCCTTCAGGTTCTAAACTATAATCACCAGGTGTGTTTGTTGTGCGACTTAAAAGTGTCATTCTTGTGCCTCGGGGCGATTGGCGTTTGCAGCGTCTTGCGTCCGTCTGGCTTGTATTTGTTGTTGAGCTAATGGGCTAGGCGGTCTAATCGCAGGTGTAGCAGTTGACGCAGTAGATCTTAACTGTTGGTTTATTTCTGCTTCTTTTATAAATTTATCCATTTCACTATTACCGGTATTACTAAATGTATCTTTGAAGCTTTTCAACACTTGCGTAAACCTACCATTGCTAAATGTATTTTTTACCTCGATTACACTGTAAAAACCATCAACGAACTGATTATTACTTGTAAACTGCATGAATCCTGTTTGTTCATTAGGAGCTTGACCACTGCGAAATGACAAATAATACAAGTTGTCACCACCTAGATATTCTGCATAATCGCTACTCAGCTTTGATAAGTTACTGGGCACTTGACTATTAACATCAATATTGCTATGCCCCAACCAAAAAGGATCACCGCGTATTTCCAACTCAATATTGATCATTTCCTTGTTGACACTGTCTAAGTTACCAACAACTGCACCAAATGCAGTGCGGCTACGGGGATAGTTAATTTTATTTGTAGCGTTTCCTGGAGTTTGTCTACTTGATGCACCTTGGTTGAAATCTGCAACACACGCTTCTTGATCAGGCCGCACAGTGTTAATAAATGGCGGAGCGTCGGGAATATCTTTTACATCTTGATCTTCTACAAATAAATCCCGTTGTCCTTGTTTTACAGCCTGGTTATATCTATTCAGAAAATCAGCTTCTTGTGCCAGTCTTTGTTGTGCTAGAGGATTGTTACTGACTATTCCCGCAGGGCCTTGTTGATAAAAATCCACAAAGTCTCTACGAGCAGCTTCACGCTCTTGACGAGCTTGTTGCAGATTTCCTCGTAAATTAGCAAGACGTTGTTCTGCTTGTGCAGACCTTTGAAAGGCATTGTCCAACTGGTTAGATATGTCTGCTCTAGCAACTTGATCTTGAACTGTCCTAGCTTGTGGAGTACGTTGTGAAATTTCAAGTGTTTTATCTGCTACTTTTTTAGCTTCAACGAGATCTTTTTCCGCTGCTACTACTTCATTTGACAATCTGTCATATTTTACTTTAGCGTTGCGATATCGACCTTGTCGGGCTTGCCATGCACTGTTATCTTCACCGCTTACTGGCCCTTGCGTATGATTGCTTACAAAGTTAGCGCCACTGAATGGAACAGTGGCAATCACAAAAAAATTATTCACTTTGAACTCAAACTTTATTATATCCAAGTTTTGTCCAGTATAAATCCATTCATATTTCTTCCGTATTCTGTTAGCAGAAAACAGAAAACGCAACTTGTCCTGTTGGACATTCTTTTTCTCGGTATTTCGTATAGTGGGTATGTCTTCTCCGCGAACTCTCACTTCATAATAAGGAACAATTGTATAAGTAATACGCTTGACATAATCCTTTGCTAAAGTGTCATAACCAACATGCTCTACCCGAGCATGTATTTTTATGTTTCTCACAAGTCCATGGCTCAAGGTACCTATGCTGTTGTTTTGACCTTCACCACCTTGGCTCCAGCGCAAAAACTCATCAGTCAAACTTAATATTCTGTTAACCATATTGCTGAAATCTACCCCGGGATTAGCATTTACTGTTATTGTGTTGCCTTCAGCTTTAATATTCATGTTCCTGCTGCGGGCATCATCACTTAATCTGTTCTTGTTAATACTCCATTGAGTCATTTCATTGGGAAACTTAATACGATATTCTTCCAAAGGGGCTGTTCCATATGCCAAGTCAATAGCATTGTTGTTTAGTGCTGATTCAAACTTTTGTAACATTTCACCTACAGTAGTTGCACTAACATTAATGTTTTTTTCTGACAAGCTAAGTTGGTTAGTAAAGGCAGCCATACCATCAAACAATCCTTTTATGTCATAGTTGCCTCCACCTTCATTACCGTTGAAATCTATATTGGTAATGCTTACACGGAATACTTGATGAAACAAAGCTTGGCTAACTGGTTGCCCTTGTTCGTTATATCCAGTGAACCATAACTGTATGAAATACTTACCACGTTGCCAGTTCAATACTCCTATTTCTCTACTAGCTGTAGATAATCTATCCGGCAAACTAAACCCATAAGGTTCTGTAATCTTCATAGACCAACTGATACTTGGCATGTTACGAGTTTCTTTTGTAGTACCAGTGAGATTTCTATAAGTGAACTCGCTGATGTTGAATCCTACTGTAACGCCACTTTCGGCGATAACAACTTTAGGAATATTGTCTATATCATCTTTGTTAGTGGTTTCTGCTAGTTTTTCTGCTTGACTGTCGCTAGTCATCCAAAACTTGATATGGTAGGTATAGTTTGCATATTGATCAAGCGCATTAGTAACAACTTTGCTTTTTATAAGAGCTTGAAAATCAAAAGCCTCGCTGCCTGTGCCTGCTGCTCTTAATGGCCCTTGGGCAAACTCATCAGCACTGTTTATTAATGACTGTTGCGCAAACTGTCTGCCTGATCCCATGTCTATACCAGCTGCCCGTATAGCTTGCATGCCAGCTGAATCTGCACCTTGTGCGATTGCCAGTTGCTCGGCTTGTTGTCGAGCTAAAACTTGAGCTTGCAGCTCACTAACATTTTGTTCACGGCGAAAATCTGCCATGTCAGACCGAGTCATATCTCTTGTATCTGCTCGTGATTGATCTCTGCGAAACTCTGCTTGATCTGCTCTAATAGGATCCTCGACAGCTCTTAGTTGATTGGGTGTTTGCCCAGGACCTTGTTGGGCTTGGCGTCGCTGTTCCAGTACAGAATTAATACGAGTCTCTGACATTACAATAATCCTGAAATACTAGTATTACTGGGCACCAAAATTTCTATGCCCGGCACCATGTCATAAATGGGATCTTGTAACACATCGCTGTTATACACAGCAAAAACCCACCACAACTTGGGTGTGCCATAAGCATCAAAACTCAACAAGTCAGGTCTATGCCGATACTTTGAAGGTAAAACTATAGTTGTATCATCACTGCTAAATCCCAGCAGTGGTGGCTGCCAATAATCCAAATACATAACATATTGGTTTTGTTGTGGAGTATTGTTATAGGGACTTTGTTTTTTGTAGCTACTTCGTTGTATCATATCCAACCTGCTTGTGATGTGTCTGAGATATAACCACCCCGTCTAAACGTATCAATATTCCATTCACGTAAAGCTCGGGGTGTATGCTGCACCGTTAAACTTACTGAAATATCAAAAACCGCTGGCACTCGTGTTGTTAAAGGATTTGCCTGATTGCCAGTTTGTGCTGAAGCATTTGGTACAGTAACATAATCAGGCTCATTGGGCAGTGTTACACTGAAGTTAGTAACTACTACTGGCAAACTTTTAAACATACCACCGCCATGTGCATCAAAAAACAACACAGGTGGTGGGGTTCCTGGTTGTGGATTCACACTAGCGCCAAAACTCATTTTGGTTACTAATCGTAAAAAATGAATGCAAGCTAGATTATAGCTGGCTTCTCGTTGAGTCTGACTGCTGAAGCTTCCTGCAACAGTGAGTTTAGTAGCCGGAGTACGAGTATAAGCCAGCATTTCTTGATTGGTATGCACAGACCCCATGCTTTCATATGTTACATCTTGTGTGTAAGTGATAGTGGGAGTGTATGGCCAAATCATGCCGCCATACTCTTGCAAGTTAGCCCAAGGATTACCATCATATATTAGTTTATATGCGCGAGAATTAGGTTTAGCTCTGAGACGAGCACGCAAATCAAAATCACTAGGCGCTATAGCCATAGCTGCGTTGTTCTGTTGGCCACTGGATTCTTTATCAGGATTAATGCCAGCAAACGCTGCTTGTTGAGCAAAAGTTTGCAGTTGTAGGTTTTCTATACGTGCAGCCTCCGCTTGTGCAAACCTCCCTGTTAAAGCGCCTTGAAAACCCAAACGATCACGAAGCCGATCATATCTGCTTGGTGCAGCAGGTGCAATATCAGGAACTGCTGAGGACCCTACAACGTCTACCATAAATATTAACTCCAGGTTTGTTGTATTTATAGCAAGAAAAACCGGGATTTTGACACTGACAAATACCCCGTTTATAATCTTGATGATTTTGGAGACAAATATTGACTATAACCGTTGCAATTAAAATCAAATACTTAACAAATCGTGAACTACTAGAACAAATCCACGCTAGCAAAAATACCTATTGCAGCTACTTGGAAAATATTTACAGCAGTTTTGATATAATAACTCAAGATTTAAACTTGATAAATCTTGAAACTCTTGAGCAAGCTAAAATACGCAAAGCTGAACTGCAATCACAACGTTTACGTAAAGAAGCGCAAGCTCGTGGTGAAAAAAATCCTGTATATCGAGTAGATCCTGACAGCTTGGATATTGAACAGGTTGTGGTTAGATTAATGACTTATGATCATATTCCACCTCATCCCATCAAACACGAAATTGGAAAAACTGTTGCAGAACGCCATATTAAAATAAACTTTCCAGCTTTCCAACATTTTATTTGGACAAATGACTGTTGGGTATGTGTGGGCAAAAGTCACTGGCGTGGTGGTTTACAAAACGGAGAGTTTTGTAATAACCATGGTTACATTACACCCAAGCTTGCCATGATGTTTATGAAACTTGTGGAAAAATACAGTAAAAAAGGCAACTGGAGGGGCTATTGCGTTGATGATCAGACTCAAGCTCTAACTCAAAGGGGTTGGTTAAACACTAATGAAATTAACGAAACGGATATTATTTTAAGTTACGAAACAGGAGATCTCAAGTGGAGCAAAATCAAATCTATTTACCGAGGTGATTTTGATGGTCTGATGCACAAAGTAACTTGTCGGAGCATTGATAGTTTGATTACACCTAATCATAAAATAGTTACTGCTCGTGGCTTAATACCTATTGAACAAATTTGTGAAAATGATAAAATAGTTGTCATGGGCAATGCTGAAAAAGGAAATGATGTAAGCCAATATGCAGATTCTTTGGTAGAATTAGCGGGCTGGATAATAACAGAAGGCTGCTATGATTATGATAGGCAAGGCAATATAAAAAGCATTGCTATCTATCAAAATCCCGGAGCAAACGCTGATAAAATCCGTAAAGCCCTGGAAACTCAAAACTTTACTTTCACTGAAAACCTGCGCAAAAATAACATTTGCTTTAGAATTTGGAAGTCAGATAGTAAAACTTTGGAAAACTTATTCCCTAATAAAAACATCCCTATGAGTTTTATTCTGGAACTTACTAATGATCAACGTGAACTGCTGTTGCAAACATTAATTGCAGGTGATGGATGGAATCGCAAAACCAGTGTTAGCTGGGTGCAAAAAGATCAAGGACGAACAGACATGTTTCAAGCTCTTTGCACTTTATTAGGTAAGAAAACAAATAGTCATAAACATACTCATGTAAGTTTTGGTAAAGAAACAGAATGTATTACCACAAATGTTTTCAGTAGTCGAGCTAATAACACAACCGGGGCTTGTTTAAACTTACATGGCGGCAAACGGAATGGTAGAAGTCATCCTGGACGTGGTAAAGCCATGCATCCCAACGAACCAACAACATATTACCAGGGACAAGTATGGTGTCCAGAAACAGAATATGGTTGCTTTGTGGCACGACGTAATGGAAAAGTTTATCTAACTGGCAATACATATAATGAAGAAATGCAAGGACAAGCTTTGTTGCAGCTAAGTCAGATAGGACTACAGTTTGACGAAAGTCGCAGTGAAAATCCATTTGCATATTATACGTCCGCAGTGCAGAATTCATTTACTCGAATACTAAATACTGAAAAACGAAACCAAAACATTCGTGATGACTTGTTAATAATGCACGGATCTACTCCCAGCTACACAAGACAAACAGAAAACGAAATAGCACAAAAAACTGATTAACAGTCAAGGAGACAAATATGAGTTTGGGCGATTGGTGTTCACATATTCAGGAATAGCTGTTACATAAGTTTGATTATCATGTCTGTCTAAGCTACTATCAGTAGCTATGACAAATCGCACCCCCCAACTTGATAACATCGCAGCTTTCACCGATCTGCATTTTGGAATGAAAAACAACAGTCGCGAGCATAACATGCAATGCGAACAGTTTTTGTTGTGGTTTATAGAACAGGCTCAAAAACAAGGTTGTAAAACATGTGTGTTTCTAGGCGACTGGCATCATGTACGCAGTGCCATTAATATTTCCACGCTGAACTACAGTGTTGCCGGCTTGCGCTTGCTTAGTGCCGCTTTTGATGATGTATTTTTTATCATTGGCAATCATGATTTATATTTCCGTGACAAACTGGAAATACACAGCATACCTTACATTCAAGAATTTGATAACATTCACTTGATTGATAAAATCACCACAGTGGGCGACCATGCTTTTGTTCCCTGGCTGGTGGGAGATGAATGGAAAAAGGTTGTTGATATTTCTGTTCCCTATATTTGGGGTCATTTTGAACTGCCAAGGTTCAAAATGAATGCCATGGTGGAAATGCCCGACCATGGCCACCTAAATGGCAATCATTTAGCCAAGCAAAAATACGTTTTCAGTGGTCACTTTCACAAACGTCAAGTTCAAGGCAATGTGCATTATATTGGTAATGCATTTCCCCACAACTACAGTGATGTTTGGGATGATGAGCGTGGCATGATGTTTTGGCAAAAAAATCAAGAGCCACGTTATGTTGCATGGCCACAAGCTCCACGATACCGTGTGTTAACTCTGCAAGATCTTCTTTATGATCCTCAGCGTCATTTGCAACCACAAAATCACGTAAGAGTGCAAATTCCTCAAGACACTGACTATCTTGACATGACTTTCCTACGTGAAGTATTACAAGCAGCTTGGCCAGTTAATGAACTGGCGTTTCAAACCGCTGTGAGTAATGAAGTTGCAGAACTTCAAGATGAAGCAATAGACTTTCAAAGTGTTGACACTATTGTTATCAGTCACTTAAACAGTATTGAAAGCAAAACTATTGACTGTAAAAAACTAGTGGAAATTTATCAGAGTCTATAATGCTGCAATATCACAATGTAGAAATACGCAACTTCCTTAGTGTTGGTACTGTTCCACAAACAGTGGATTTAACTCGCAGCGGATTTACTTTGGTGTTAGGGGAAAACCTTGACATGGGTGGTCAAGGCAACCGTAATGGCGTGGGAAAAACCACGCTGTTAAATGCCATTAGCTATGCACTGTACGGCCAAGCTCTAAGCAATATCAAAAAAGACAACTTGGTCAATCGCATCAACAGCAAAAACATGAGCGTTTGTTTGGAGTTCAGTCGCGATGGTCAAACATATCGCATTGAACGCGGCCGTAAACCAGCTTTCTTTAGATTTATTGTTAACGATCAAATGGTCAACAGTCCTGATACTGATGAAGCTCAAGGTGAAAACCGCGAGACTCAAAAGCAAGTGGAAGCTGTGCTGGGCATGACGCATACTATGTTCTGCAACATTGTGGCGTTGAACACTTACACCTTGCCATTTTTAAGTCAAGGTGCAGGCAAGCAACGGGAAATCATCGAAGAACTCTTGATGATTACCATGCTTAGCACCAAGGCTGAAACGCTAAAGGAACGCATTAAAGAAACACGCATACAACAAGATCAAGAAGATTTCAAAATAAAAACCATTGAAGCCAGCAATGAAAAGATTGCTCGCACACTTGCTGATCTCAATACTCGCAGTGAAAAATGGCAAGTTCAACATCAAGACAAAATAAATGACATTCAACAAGCTCTTGACAGCATGAGCCAGTTAGATATTGAAGTTGAAATACAAGCACATAGAGATCGAGTAGATGTTGACAAGCTCAAGTCTGCACGGAACGAGCAACAGCGTTTGCTTACAGGAAAAAATCGTCTTGTAACTAACTTGCAAACTCAGCTAGACAAAAACATGGCAAACTATCGTCAAGTATTAGACGCACAATGCCCCATGTGTCAGCAAGGGCTAAGTGATCACAATCACAAAGAAATTCTGGGTAATCTTGAGCAACAGATTTTGCAGTTGGATCAACAACTGC